TTATTCCGTTGTTTTTGTGGCATTTGTGGCAAAAATTGTGGTATTTTCATCTGTTTTTAGTGTGAAAAAAGCATCTACTTTAGATTGATTATGTTGACGCAAATTAGAACTTAGATGGCTATAATATTTTAATGTTGTATTAATATCATCATGTCCAAGCCTATCCGCAACATATATTATATCCATACCAGCCTCCACACATAAGCCTGTATGCGTATGTCGTAGCTTGTGTAATGTAACTGGTTCAGAATTAATTGTACTGCATATCTTCTTCAAAGCTTTATTACATGAGGCGTTGTCCACGGGTTTATTATGGTAAGTGATGAATACTAACATCAATGGATTTTTAATGCAATGTTCTTTTATATAATCAGTATGCCATGCAAGATAGGACTGTAAATATTGAGCCGTAGAGTTGTCAATATAGATCACTCGTGATTTTTTTGTCTTCGTATCAATGAACGTATTAGTGTACTTGTAATCCCAAGCCTTATTGACGGTTATAGAACGTTTGTTGAAATTAATATCTTTCTTTGTTAATGCAATAATTTCTTCGAACCTCATGCCTGTCTGTACTGCTAGAAAAATAACCGCTCTTGATATAGAATGAAATTTTGCAAGTTCTTCTAATAATAAATGAACCTTGTCCGTTTCCATAAACTGTGCTTTTGTTTTCGCTACGTCCTGTCCGCTTATATGAGCACCTAGGGCTGGGTTTTTCTTCATGTAACCTAAATGGACAGCCTTGTTAAAAATCGCTCGAATTTTGCGGTGTCTGGTGTCTACTGTAGCTATTGCATAGTCTACCGATAAATGATTCATAAATTGTTGATATTGAACAGCATCAATGGAATTAAGTTTAATTTTTTCATCGAAATAATCAACGAACTGATTATAAGCAAGATCATATAAATTAATTGTAGATTGACTGCTTTTTCCATCTTTAAAAGTTTTCATAAATAGTGTATAAAAATCTTTGAAGTTCCATTCTTTTAACGAACTACTATCATGCTGAACTTGTTTTAATAATTTAGATGCTTTATACATTAAGTTTGTTTCACTGGTATCTGTCAAACGCTTTTCTTTCCATTCACCGTCGACTTTAATGCGCAAACGAACGGCGTATTTTCCGTTTGTTAATTTTTTTATCTTCATTAATACCACCACCTGTTTATTTTGGAACATATGTTCTTTTGAAGAGCGCGACAAATTATGGTAAAATAAATTTGCGCACTTCTATGTGTATTTAAGACGCTTATCCTTTGTGTGGGGAGGGCGTTTTTTTGTTATTTAAACATCTAATTTTCTTGTTTCTTTTTTATTCATTTTTTTGTTTACTTTATATTTTGTCCAATCGTCTCTTGTGATATAAAATTTATCATATGTAGCGATGTCTTGGACATAAATTTCTTTGCTGAAAAAGTAACGAAATAAGTACACAAATAGTAAAACAAATGAAATACCGAGTGTTGGTATTAATAAAACAAACCACAATACAAATAACCAGATGTCTAATTTATCATTCATTCTTTTCAAAACAATTTTCTTCCCATTTATAGCCGCTTGTTGTTCCATTTGTCTCATTCTTTGTAGTGCCGCTAAAGAATCAAAAGCCAATTCAAATCACTCCCTTTAATTTTTTAAAGTCTCTCCAGACTCATCAGCGCCAATTTGTATCGCTCCATCGTTTGTATAAGCATGTTTATATGTGACTATTAGATCTCCCAGTTTAGACTCTTTGCTTTCAGGTTCTTCATGAAAATAAATGAAAATACTGTTAAGTCCTTCATTGTCCTCAATAATCTTGTCTAAATTTTCTTTAATGTTCTTTTCAGACGTGTTTTTCAATGTCACTCTGTAATAATTTTGTTTAATTTTATCTTTTTTAGTTGTTTCTACTATTGTATAGCCATTTTCTTTAGAATTTTTTTCATTTATAGCATGTGTACCCATTACAAGCCCGACTAAGAACAATGAAAAACCTATAACTAAAATAATTAATGGAACTTTTTTTGATTTTTTTCTAAAAACATTAACAATTAACCAAACAATACCTACTAGAAATCCAACGATTCCCAATATAGCAAAAACTGAATCCAAATTCATCTCTCCCTTTATTATATTTTTATATAAACGCAAATGCGCAAATACCTAACAAGCGATAATCTGTAAACTACTTCTAAAAATAATTACATATCCATTACATTCTACTGTATTTCCATATTTATTCTTATAGTATTCAATAGAATGTTTTAAAAAATCTTCAGTCACTTCTAAAAACTCTGCTACTTCATAGTATTCTGTAAATCCTTCATAATAAGCATCGATAATTTTTCGTAAGGGTATCAGTGATTCATAACCCCAACTTCTAGCAAGGTTTTCTTGTTTTCTATCATTAACAGTTTCCTGTTTAATAATATTACCCACAGTTAAATGATAATGACCAACTTCCTCTGCCAAAGTACAACGCATTTCAACATCGTTTTGTTGAGGATTTACAAATATTTTACTATTATAATATAATCCTTTGTGGACTTGCTCCATTTTTTTGTCTTCAATAATAGTCAGCTCAGGATATTGCTCTCTGTATTTATCCAACCACATAAATTCAACTCATTTCCTATTTATATTTTTGTTGAATGAAATCAATATATTCAAGTATTTTCTTCATGTCTTCTTCGGTTGCAGAAGGGTCGATGTGCGCTGCCAGCGTGGTTGCTTCGGGTGGGATGTCAGTATCAATGGTTGGGTTGTCAGTTCTGCCGAGCAAATAGTCCGTAGAAACGTTGAAATAATCGGCAACCTTTTTAATAACATCCGCCTTCGGGCTACTCTTTTTCCATGTGTAGAAAATATTTTCGCTCAATCCAATTTCAATAGCCACATCTTTCAGATTCTTATCTCGCTTACTTGCTAAATCTTTTATTCGATCAAACATGCTCATATCAATCATCCTCAAATAATTATTTAAATTTATTATAAAACTTTATAATAAATCATTGACTAAATTATAAAACTTTGTTATTATATTTTTGTACCCAATAATATTCACAAATATAATTACTAAATATATACTGTAGTAATTGAACGTTAATCGTACAAAAGGTATTGGTATCTTTGCTTATTTCCTGTGCTTTCATTGTATAAAACTTTATAAAAAATGTCAAGATTATTCGTGAATATTATTTACTTTTATAATAGGGAGGAGGTCAAAGAAATGTCAACAGAGTTGAAATATAGAGTAAGAGCAGCGCTCGCATTGCGAGGGAAAACTCAATCTTGGCTTGCACAAGAACTTAATATTCATCCCGGCCAGTTGTCAAGAATTATAAACGGACGAGATAACACAGTTAAGCACATCTTACGCATCAAAGAGTTTCTAAATATTGAGTAAAGGAGGGAAATCAATGAACAAATTACAAAATTTTAATTTTGAAGGAAATAATATTAGAACAGTGTCCATTAATGAGAAATCTTACTTTATTGGAAAAGATGTGGCTGATGTGTTGGGTTATTCTGAAACAAACGCAATGACAAAACGACTGGATGAGGAAGATTTCATATCCGCTAAATTGGAGGGTATGAATATGAATTCTACACTTATTAATGAGTCCGGATTGTATTCCGCGATTATTGGGAGCAGATTACCAGCCGCAAAGAAATTCAAACGATGGGTAACATCGGAAGTTTTACCATCTATTCGGAAATATGGTATGTACGCGCGTGATGAATTGTTAGATAATCCAGAGCTACTATTAGATGTAGTAACATCACTCAAGGCAGAGAGGGAAAAACGTTTGATTGCGGAACAACAAGTAAATGAGTTACAACCTAAAGCTACTTACTATGATTTAATTCTCCAAAACAATTCACTGGTTTCAATTAGTAAAATTGCCAAAGATTACGGAATGAGTGGGGTGACTTTAAACAAAAGGTTACATGATTACGGTGTTCAATTCAAACAAGGGAAAACATGGTTGTTGTACCAAAAATACGCTGATAAAGGATATACCCAAAGTAAGACGGAAATTGTAAATGGTGGAAAAACAACCGTTATGCATACCTACTGGACGCAGGCAGGAAGATTGTTTATTTATGACTTACTAAAAACGGAGGGTGTATACCCAACTTTAGAGAAAAATTATGAAAATTCATTTGAAAGGAGATGTTGGAATTGAGTTTACTTTTTTCCGAAATGATAGATGAGGCATTGGATTTAATAAGTCAGAGGTTGACAAATAATGATGAATTCAAATCATTATCTGAAACACAACGACATATTATCAGAACAAAGCTGAACATTAATGATTCGACAACTAATATCCTAGGAACAGAAAAGAACGATTTTTTGGTAGGTGTGGAATTTACATTAGAGATGTTAAATATTTTGAATGATAGGTACAAGGTAAAAGGAAATAATCATTGAAATACTAGAAATAGACGTTGAAACAGAGAAAGGAGAATAAAAATGGCACGTCCTGTAAAAAATAAACATAGAGCTATCAATTTTTTATACGGAGTTTGGACGTTAGAAGAATTTTCACAAGCTAGTCCAAGAACATACGGTTGGTGGTTGGATAACATTAAAGACTTCCCTGAACTTGCGGAATTTAGCAATTGGGCTACAAAGAATCAACGTGAAGCGTGGGCATTTGATGCAGTAAAAGCAAACGATTGGTTAATCAAAAAATTTGTATACAAGCAGGTGTGAAAAATGATAGATGAAATGCAATATCTAATTGAAGAAATAAGAAAATATGATCCAGAATATGTAGCGAAAATTAGTCGAAAAGACAATAAATATCTACTCACAGAGCTTCAATCTCGACACTTAGACTACGAAATAAAACACAAGAAGAGACCTAAATACAAGCATCGATTTGCTAATTCGTTAGCGAAGCGTTGGTAAAAGAAAAACCCGCAGCTATAAATAGTAAGTTAGAGCTTACTAAAACTGTGAGTTACGAAAAAATATTTGTATTAATTATAACATAGAAACGGAGAAATGAGAATGAAGAAATTCATAAATGAACATGAAAATAAAATATTACTTTTTCTGTTTTGTTTCCAGGTAGGAGCATTATTATCAGTCACATATATTGTAGCTGAATGGATTAAAATATTTTTGAAATGAGGGTTTTAAATGAAGCTATTACGATTTTTTGGGCTAATAAGTATTGATGAAAACGGAAATGAATATATTGAAAAATCAGATAGATATACATTAGTTTGTTTAGCTTTGACTGTGTTAATCGCGCTTGTTGTAGGAATCGGTGGATTGATATTAAATGGCTGAATTAATAATGATTGTTTCTTTGATACTACTATTAATGCTTCTGGCAAGGAGTGATAGAGAATGAATGTAGAAAATCCGATGATAGTAGATGATTGCTGGGACGATGGATTTCGACACTGAGGAATGGAGGCTCACAAATGAAAACAATCGCAAATGAGTATAAAGAATACATCACAGAAAGAATACGATTAGGTGACAACGGTATAAAACTAACATCTTATAGTTTTGAAAATGGCTATCAAGCGAGAGTGATAGAAGAACTTGATTCTAACTTTGTATCTCTTGTACTTGTAAAGTTTGAGGACGGAAAAAGCTCTTTAAAAGACATGTTGTTTCAGTTAACGCCCGAAAAACTGAATGAAAAGCTAGAAGAGATTAAGAATTTATGACTTATGAAGCGAGGCGAAGACGTGACAGAATACGCACTTTATAAAGCAGACGAACTACTAATAATCGGCACAGTAGACGAACTAGCGGAGTTTCAGAAAGTGAAGCGTGAAACGATTTTGTTTTATGCTACGCCGAGTTATCGGAAAAGGACGAGTGATAAGGGGTTAAGAGTAATTAGAGTTGATTAGAAAGGATGTTTCTCTTGGGAAAATATTACTGGCACGTGTCAAGACTTGGCGGGAAACCGTCGGAAATTCGGCACTATAACCACATTACAAAAATGTATAAATTTATTTTGCGAAATCCTGCAATGTTCAAAGACAAAACTTTAACGATTTATGATCACGCGAAACCAGTTACAAACATGACGTTTAACGAAATTAGGTATAGAGCTAGTCTGAATTTATGCGAGACGGTAGAACGAAAGTATGTGCTAGGACTTACTGAACGGCTTACGAAGGAACAGAAGGGTGTGCGA